GTGGTTGAGGAGGTCTTCTCATTGGCATAAGGGTTGTTGGTTGAGGAGGTCTTCTCATTGGCATAATGCTAGATATTGTTTCCTCTGTTTCATCAGAAGTCGGGTTTAAAAAATCAAGTGTATTTGTAAGATCTGTTTTTAAGTTGCTTCCAATTGTCCCAAAAAAATTATTAGTAGAATCATCATCTCCGTATGTTCCACCTATAAGTCCTCCAAGAATTCCACCAAAGCCAGGCATAAGCGCATTACCTATTATAGATCCTAGAACTCTTTGTGGTGTTAGTTGAGAAGTTAAACCTGTTATGCCTTTTCCAAACTTGTTTAAACCCTCACCAAAGCCCGCAGTATTAAATCTCATACTGTCCATAAAACCTAATCCATCGGTAGGAGTTAATCCTCCCATTGTAGAAGGACTGTAGTCTGCCATGCTTAAACTTGGAGTGCCTTTTATAGCATTAAGTTGTAATTGATTTAAACTTCTTGCAAGTTGTCTATCTAATTTATTTTGAGCTGTTTGTTTATTAACTTTGTCTATAGCTTTTGACAAACTATCGCTGTATGAAGTTCCTTTTTTATTTTTTAAACCTTTTCCGCCGTCGCCTGTATTTGGTCCTCTACTAGGAGCGTTAGGTCTATTACCTACTGAACCATATCCTCCCTGTACATCTTTATCTATTGGCATTAGTTTATCTCCTTAACCGTCGCTTTCATTTCGTTGATGCCCTGTTTGGCCAACGACACACTTGCACGTAGTTTAGCATGTTTATCATCTTGTTCCAACTTTTCGTTTGCAAGATCTTTGTTTTGCATTAGCTTCATCATGTCCATATTAGCTTTCTGTTGACCCTCTTCTTCTTTTCTTTGCTCTTCACGAGCTTTTAAATCAAGGTCTCTGTCTTTTAATTTAAGAACTGGGTCGTTTTCTATTTGATTAAGAACTTCTTTTTCTGCTTTTACGTAATCTTCAGTGAATTCTGCTATTAATTGTGACTTTCTTGACTCCGATGCCACTTGAATTGATTGAATTTGTTGTTGCATTTGCAAAAACTGCGGGTTTTGCTGCGCTTGTGGGCCCATTTGTTGCATCATAGCTTGTAATTGTTGTCCTAATTGTTGCATTTGCTGCATTTCTTCTACAAATTCTATCTGAACTTGCTCTGTTGCCATCAATTGTATGTGTTCCATGCAGTTTTGTTGCAATCTTGCAAGTGCTTTTGGATTATTTCTCACCATCATAGTCCCCATGAACTGAATATGTGATCTCATGTGTGCTTGGTGGTCTTGTTTTGGAAAAGCTTGAAACTTTTTGTTGTTTAAAGCCATAATATTTTCACTTGCAGGGTCCATTGGTTGCATTGGAGCAGGCGGTGGTAATAAAAGATCAATGTCTTTTACACCAAGTGCCTCATACATGTGTCTGTAAGCTTGGTAAATGTTGTGCAAGTCTGGATTTGACATTGCCATTTGTAATTCTGTTTGTGCAACTGTAATTCTTTGCGTTTGAGAAAATATATTTGGATCTGCAACAGGTATAATATCTATTCGATTGTCAAAGTCAGATGCAAAAACTTGTCTTTGTCCACCAACAATATCGTATGGATACATCTTTGGTAGGTACGTTGCAAAGTTATCAGCAAGCAACATAAACTCGCACTTCATTGATTGATATAATCTTTTATGTATCGCTGACATAACCCGCGATCCACGTTCCAATAATGCAACAGTCGTGCCTACTGCTGCGCTTTGATTGCCATCGCCAACTTGCATATCAGCAATCGATGCAAATCTTTGTCCTGCTGCAACAACCACGCCCATTAGTTGAAGGAGCGTGCCTGACGGTTCTTTAAATGGTAACGGCATGAACGCGTCACGTAGATTTCCACCAGGAGCATCAACGTCACGGAACTCGCCCGGCTGCAACGGTTGAGCCTCGTCACGAACTCTGATGCCTCTTTGCTTAAATCCGGACGGTAAGTTTGACAAGGTGCCGGCATCAAGAAGTTGTCTCAATGCTGCAGTTGCAGTTCGAGACAATCCGCCGATCATGTGAATTAGTCCAAATCCATAGAAGCCTAGTCCTGGTAAAAACTTAAAGTGTACAAAATATTCTTTTTTCTTTTTTGTTTGGTCTGTGGCTGCGTAGTTTCTACGAATAGAAAGCACGTTCCCCGTTTCGTCATGAATGGTTACAATGTATGGAAGTTTGATACCTGTATCTTCACCGGTCTGCATATTTTTATCTTCATAGCCTTCTAGATCCAACTCTACATGACACTCAAGAAGTGTATGCATTTCAGCAGATACACCACGACTTAATCCTTCGATCTTATCTTTTTTATCTTGGATATCGCTTGTATCAAAAGAAGGTTCACCAATGTCAACGTCTTTATAAAAACCAGAAACTTGTTGCTTTCGTAAATCATTACCTGACATTTTTACAACGTGAATAATTGATTCTGCATCCTCTAGAGACGTTGCGCTGTACGGCACAACCAAATCTTCTGCAGGTACAAACTTAGAAACTGTTCTACCAACGACAGCATCAAAATAAACTTTTTTAAATGTAGAACCAGCTAGTGGTAAATTAAATAACATCTGATCAAACTCTGGCTCATACTCTTTCATGTTAACCATCAACTGGTAGTTCATAAAATCTTTCACACGCTGTGATTGTTTTTCTTTTTCAGAATCTACCTTACCTATAATCTGTGTTCTAACTGGTCCGTTAGCTGGTAGTAATTCTTTGTACGCTAGTGCTTGAAACTGTGTGACAGCTTCTGCAAGAACTGGGTGAGTTGCACCTGATGCACCTTGAAATGGCTCTGATCTATTTTCATACTTAAAACCTAAAAGGTCTAAACCTTTCATGTATCCGTCTTCCCAATCTGATCTTGAGCTTTTATATTCGTTATAACTTTCTTGTAATTCTGATGCGAGAATAGTTAAGTCCTCGTCTTCCATAAACTCTGCAAGATTAGCATCGTGAAACTGACCACCCTCCATGGATTCTGCTTGTGGATCAAAATCTATTTCTGCTCCACCGTCCTCCATAATTTCTATATTGACATCACCGCCCTCTTGAAACTCTTGTGGAATTTCTACAGGGACATCATCTTCTAAAATTATATCTTGCTTTGGAATCGTATCGATATCTTTTTCTATTGCCATTAATAGTACGTCCTTTGTTGATGTGGTAGTGCCTCATCTTCGTAGTCGTCTGGATGTTCTACAAAACCACCTTGTCTAAATCTCATAACGGCTTGAGTTGTGCTATCCACTAAGTCATCGTGTTCACCAAGTGGGAATGCAGCGCACTCCTCTATAACCTCTTCTGCAAACTTTGTGTCTGGTGCCCAAACTTGCCCCGCTTCGAAAAGCGGAGCTACAGAGTTCACTCTAGTATGTTTATCATTTCCACGGCTAGGTGTAAAGTTAATAACTGGTATACCTAATTTGCGCATTTCATAAGTTAAAGGAAGTCCTGATGCTTTACCTTCAATTATCACAGTTTCTGGTTTCCAATAATCATACTGCTCTTTAGCCACTCTTCGTAGTTCAGGAAACTCGTATCTGTCTTTTACAGCATCTACAAGAATAAGCGCCGGTCCACTGTCCTCGCTTGGATAAAACACGCCCCAGGTTGTAATAGCAGAATAGTCTGATGTTTCTTTTTTCATGAATGCTGTATCGTAAGACTGTATTACGTGGTGCAGTGGCGGTAAACTATCTTTCTCCCACACTTGCCACCATTCACGTTTTATAATACTGCCTTCTTCTGCTGTCGGATTTTGTTGATATTGAGCATTCCATTTGGTAATAGCTACAGATGCTTTTACCGCTTCCAACTCTTCGAGCTTCCAATAACCAGGCCAAAGAGGCTTCCCGCTTGGAAGTATGGCTGGGAATTCTATCACTTCCCATTGATCTGCTTTTGGTTCTTTTTGTGCTCTTTGCAGTTTTCCAGTTAGGTCAGCAACATTCCAACGAGTCATCACAACAATTATCCTGCCTCCAGGTTGCAAACGCTGCCGCGGTCCAGAAGTATACCACTCATACACTCGATCGTAACTGGCCATGTTCATTGCGTCCTGTTCCGAGTGGGGATCATCAATGATCAAAAGGTCTGCACCCCGACCAGTAATTGATCCCCCGACACCAGCAGCATAGTATTCCCCGCCCTGGTCCGTTTCCCATTTACCAGCGGCTTTTGAATCTTCTCTAAGTCTTGTGTTAAATATTTTTTTATAATCATCTGTGTCCATCAGTGATTTTGCTTTACGACCAAACCTGACTGCAAGTTCCGCGTTGTTTGTTGCTTGAATAATTTTTAAATTAGGTTGATTGCCAATCATCCAAGCTGGTAGAAAATTTGATGAGAACTCAGACTTTGTGTGCCTTGGTGCCATATTAATTATTAAACGTTTAAGTTCACCTTTTGCCACACGATTAAATTTGTCAGCCATAATCTTATGGTGTTCACCTTCTATAAAGTCAGGCCACATGTATTTTACAAACGTTAAGAAATCATCGCGGATCGCTTGATCTTTTTTCTTTTCATCTAACAACAACATTGTGCGTAGATATTCTTTTTTAGCGTCTGATGGTAGATTAGCTATCTGTTCTGGATTTAGCATTTGAAAAAAATTTTGCGCAAAATTTTTGCGATTTTGTTTTGAAACATTGAAAACGAATTTAGCATAGATTTATTTACAGATCAAACACTACGTATACATATAGGATCCCTATCGTACAGCTTCTGGGGGTGGGGGTGGGTGGGCCCGTTGGCGCACAAGATCTAGTAGGGACCCCTCGGCCTAGGCACTACATATAGTGTCAAGAAAAAAATAAAAAAATTTATGTACAGTGACATTTTTGCAACACACAAGATGTGGGGTGGGTGGGCCCGCAGGGCCACAAGATATGGTAGCCCGAAGGGCTGTGACATTTTTGCAACAGTGTGTCTTTTATACCCCACTAAAAATTAGTTGTGAATAAGTTAAAATAGCTATTGATTATCCCATATACTATGATACAAAAAGATATACAAATAAAAAGAAAGGATAAATTTATTATGTATAAATGTAAACAATGTGACTCAATTACACCAATGGATTATTTCTTCATTGATGGCGAGACTTGTCTCGATTGTGTGACTGAGGAACAAGAAAGCGAGGCTCAATATGAAATCAATAGTTGAGCTAATTAATAAAGTGTCTGATATGGTTTTTAAAAACACAGACGAAATACTAGCAATCAGATATCAAAATTTAGAATTGTTAAAAATACTGACTGATAAAAATATTATCAATCAAGTAGAAACAAGAACAATCATTGACGCAAGAGAACAGAAAGATCAAGTCGTCAATGGATAAGAGATACACCTCGATTGCTAGAGATGTAGAGGGCAAGGCGATAGCCTTGTCCTCGCTTAGCGAGTCTTTACACTTTGCACAACAATTTAAACTCACGTTTTATTCTAAAAAAGATGAAATGATTACAACACGCAAGGGTTTCTTTGATGACAAATGTAAAGTTTGGGAAACTAAGAGTGGCAAGATTGCCATTACTTATGTTTGTTTAAATGATGATGGCTCAATTAAAGGATATAGAACGGCAACCGATATATTCGAAATTTCAGCTTTGAGTCCTATAACAAGAAAGGAAATAAACTAATGAGATATATCAGTAAAGAGGGCTGGCTTGCCCTCTTTCTGGTTTGTGCCTTTGTGTACTTTCCAGTTAGATTAATAGCTAGTGTTTGGTTTGGAGTATGAGTAAATCTGCTAAATACTGTGTGAATTGTGGTAAGAAGTTTTACCCCAAGTCATACTACGCATACCCTAGTGATGAGTATTATTTCGACTCAGAAAATAGAACTACTGAGAGACTCGAGGTAGCGCCAATGCACAGGCATTTTCATTCACAAAGCTGTATGAAAGAGTGGATTGCAAGATACTCTAGAGAGTTCTCAAATTTAGTTGACAACATATCACATAATGTGATACAAGATAATAGCAACCAAGAGAAAGGATAAAATATGGAAGCTAACAAACTAAGACTAAACCAACAGAAACGACAGCTACTCAAAAGAGAGTGGGCTTCGACTGTTTGGAATAAGACACCTATGGAAGTTGAGGACAATCTAAAACTTGCCATAGAAAATTACAGAACAGTAAAGCAACAAACTTGGGATAATGTAATCACACCTATATTGGATAATAAGTTTCCACTAGAGGATATGAAAGTATTAGCCAAGTACGATAATGGTCGTAGTCATTACAGATCATTCACAGAAATAGATCAATGCTTTTATTTTAAGCCATCACATACAGATAGTAGCGAGGCTCAATACAAGTGGACTATTAGTGATGATGAGATGAGAGCATTGTATCACTTCGAGTTGCAAGGTAAAGGACACCAAGCGACACTAGAGGTTGAGTATTTTGAGACTAAGAGAGATCGCAACCCTCACTATCACGAAAAGACAAAAGCTATGGAAGAAGATTTAGCAAAATTATCAGCTAGTCTTGATCGTGGCTTGTGGCAGAAAGGTAGCTACTCTTATGGGAATAGAGGTGGTTATAGTGATGACATATCTCACTTTAGTCGTATCGTACCCAATACAGGCGGTTGTCATACTAGGGCTATGATGTGTGAAGAACACCATTGGGAGCAACTAAAGATGTATGCAAAAGCTCAAAGTGGTTTGACAAATGCACACCGAGAGTTGTGGCAAACGAAATACGAGCTAATCAAAGATATGAATAGTATCATTGACCAAGCTAAATTCTTATCTGATGTCAAAGAGTATTGGCAAGATGTCGAGGATTGTGTTTCGTTTGAGACAAGTGATCTATCAAGAGAGTTATCTATTGTATCAGATGATACAAAAGAAAGACTAAGACATTCACTAGCAATAAGACAAAATGCTAGAGAACAGCAACCAAAAGAAGTTGAAGTTGCTATACCAACGCAAGGATTTGCATTGGTAAATTAATACTTCTAATACTTGGCATGGTAGTCATATCTGTAAGTCCAAGTATAAACCGCTGTGCGGTGACAAGATATGGCTCTAAGAGTAAACAAGTGCAACTGCCTTGTCTTGTCTCCGGATCGCGGTGCGGTCCACCTGGCGAAC